CTAGACACAGCGTTTACGTAGTTCGGTACGTACTAGACGACAAGAGGGCGCGCGCGAGCGCCTGTGGACGAAGGGCGACAAACTGTGGAACTCGATCAGGTACGGCAGATCCTCACCAAGCTGCGGGACCAGGCCGCCGAGGAGGCCAAGGGGCGTCCGTTCAGCGACTCCGGCCACCACTGGCACGGTGGTCTCGCGTCGGGCTACACCCAGGCGCTCAGGACTCTTGAGCTGCTGGACAGCGACGAGGAGTCCGGCTGCACCTGTGCGACAAGGGACGGCTTCTTCCCCGTCCACGCCAACTTCTGCCCGCGCTTCCGGACTCCCTCGCAGCTGACTGAGGATGGCGAGTTCAGCGATGCCGCGATCGGCGGGCTCGGTTCCGGGCCCCGCTACCCGATCGACCCAGCGTGCGACTGCTGCAAGCGGCAGGTACCGGAGGACCAGCAGGACGGCGGCATCTGCGACGACTGCTACCCGAACTGCTCAGCCAACTATTGCGCCATCACCAAGGAGTCGGGGTGGAACCGGTGACCGCCCCGGCCGCTCGGTGCGCGCACTGCACGGACCCGGTGGGTGCGGTGTGGCAGGTGATGACCGGGCGCCGGACGGTGGTGATCTGTGGGGCCGGCGGGTGTGAACAGTGGGCGTGGGCGCAGGGCCTGTCGCCGTTCGGGGAACGCCCGGGTGCCGCTCGCTCGAGGCGGGCGAAGGTGTGCGCCGGGTGCGGGGGTGAGCTGCCGCGACGCACCCGGGACCGGTTCCGTGAGGGCGGCCGGGAGATGTGTTCGCTGACCTGCGTGCAGAGCGGCAGATAGCCGGTGGCCTCGACACGCGGGAGCTGCCTGTTGTCCATCTAAGCGTAGTTGTGCAACCCTAAGCACCAAGCGACCTTGACCCCGTCGCTACCTACTTCCCCGGAGGACAGATGACCGTCGCTACCGGCACCACGTACCGGCTACCGGACTGGGCCAATGTGCCCGACGGCATTCCGCTGCAGATCGCGCTTCCGGACATGTGGACCGCTGAGGACCTGGACCGGGCGCAGGACACGCTGGCGGCGTGGCACACGGTCGCCGGCCAGTACCTGATGCGGTCGCAGGCCGCGCACGTGTCGTGGTCGCGGTTCCTGTTTCGGCAGCAGGCTGAGGACGTGGCGGCGGTGACGGTCGGGCTCGCGGAGGAAGTGCACCGGCAGATGACGATCCGGGTGGAGGGGCTGTGACGCTGGCGCTTGAGGTGTCGCGGGAGTCGCTGCAGGAGTTGGTGACGCTGCGCCTGGCCGAACTGGATCTGTCGTTGCGGGCGGCGGCTGCGCGCACGAACGGCGGCCTGTCGTATGAGACGTTGCGAAACCTGTCCCGGGGCCGGCACCGGGGCGTGGTGTCGGATCGGGTGGCGCAGGGCCTCGCTACGGCCCTCAGCGTGCCCGTGTCGCGCGTTTACTCTGCGATGGGTGTGCAGGCACCCCCGCCGCGGTGGGAGCTGCCTGAGGAGCTGCACAGGCTGCCCGAAGCTTTCCGCTCGTCGGTGGAGGACTACGGGCGCCGGCTGATGGACGCCATCGAGCACGGCCGACACGAGCGCGGCTGATGCACTGGCTGGTGTGGGTCGCCCTCGTGTGGGTGCTGCTCGCCGTCCCCGCCGCTGTCCTCATCGGCCGCAGCGTGCGCGCCGCCGACCGCCGCGAACGCCCCTAAAACGCACGAAACGCCCCCAGCCTCGGCGAGAGGCTGGGGGCTTCGTGTTGGTGCGGGTTAGAACAGGACGATCACCGGGCCACCAGGAAGGACACTTTGTAGGTGGCTCCGGCGGTCGGAGCGACGGCGGCGTTGACGGTGAATCCGGTCCCGGTGACGTTGGAGACGTAAAGGTTGAGCTGTGCGGTCGACCCGTTCCGCGCCGTGAGCACGACTGAGGTGGCGGCGGTCAGCCGCCCCCAGGTGACGGTGAACAGCGGCTGGAACGCGACGGTGGCGGCCGATCCGGCGACGAAGTCCACGCCACCCGCGAGGTCGTCACCACCCGCCGAGATGGTGGCTGTGCCCCCGGTCCCCAGCCCGGTACCGGCGGCCACCGTGGGCCCGGGGGTGTTGACGTTCGAGACGGTCATGTCCGAGTTCAGGCCCTTGGCTCCCTGCGTGGACCGGAACACCCGAAAAGTCCGGGACGCGGCGTCGGAACTCGCGCCGAAGATGCCCGCGGGGTCGATGAAGTTGGAGCCGCCACCGAAGTCGACCTTGCTGTTGACAGTGGTCTCGAAGTCGGGGTTGAGCACAGTGAGCGCGTTGGTACTGGCGGGCTGGCTCGCACGGAAGAGGTATTGGTTGGAAGTCGCCGCCTTGCTGTAGCGGGCGGTCTGATCCGTGCTGTTGCACTGCGGCCGGATGAAGGTCATCAGGTTCAGCACGCCCGATGTTCCGGAAGCCACGCGGCTGCGCAGGTTGTACCCGTTGGCCGTGCCGGGGCAGAAGAGGTGCGAGAAGGCGTGGGAGACCACCAGGTTGCCGTAGTTGCCGCCGTAGGAGTCGCACTCGACGTGCATGCCGCCGCCGCCGTAGGAGCGGAAGTCGTCGATGGAGCCGTGTAGCGGGTTGATCAGGTACAAGCCGTAGTGGTTGCCGTCGTGCCCGTACACGCGTACGTCGGAAATTTTGAACGCGGTGAGGCCGTGGTCGTGTCCGGTCTGGTACATGGCGGTCGGCACGCCGCTGATGCCGTGCCCAGTGTTGTTGAACCGGATCGCGTCGGCGAAGCGGACCCCGAAGTCCTTGAGGCGCACGGACGCGGCGGACTTGGTGACCGAGATGGCGTTCTTTCCTGCCGCGGTCTGGAGGAACACGGTGCCGGTCAGGTACGGGGCCACGGTGGGGTTGTCGAAGGTGACTGCGGTGTTGAGGCTGGGGTAGACGTCTTGGACGCCCGCGCCGACGATGCGGACGTTTTTGGTGATCGCCCACTCGTCGGTGAGTGCGAACACCCCGCGGGGGACGTTGATGGTGTCCCCTTCGGCGGCCTGGGTCATGGCTGCTGCGAGCACGCCGTTCATGGAGTTGGTGCCGGTTGCGTCGTAGTCGGCCCAGTCGCGCAGGTCGATGCCGTTGCGCCACCCCCCACCGCTCCCGCCGCCACCGCCACTGCTGGGCGGGGCCGGCGGGTTCTCGCCGTTGGCAAGCGCCTTGTAGCCCCACGCCGTGTACCTGGGGACGTCGACGTCGGCCACCGTGATCACGGCAGCACGGGTGTTCCGGTGGTACATGCGCGTAGGCATAGGGCTCCCTAGAGGACGACGCCGACAGTGGGGACTACTCGTGCGGGCCGCACGCGCCAGTGGCTAGACGACGCCCATCGCGGTCAGGTCCTGGACCGTGATCTCCCCCAGCGACAGGGCCGCGCCTGCCCCGCCGACGTAAAGCCGAGGGGACCGGTAGACGTAGTCCGGGAGCGTGGGAACGGTGAACTCCACGTAGAACCGGGCGATGCCCTGCGGCACGCTGAACGAGGTCGGGTATCCGACGCCGAGCAGCACTTTCTGACCGGTGGTGTTCGACTCCCAGCGCATTCCCCAGCTAGTGCCAGCCGCGGCCTTGAGTGCCATGCCGACGCGCATCCGGTTCCCGGGGACCAGGGTGGCCGTCTTGAGCCGCCCGTTGATGTCGGTGTCACCCCGGGTGAACAGGTAGCACTTGCCGCCCCGGAAGTCCGCATCCGATGCCTGCGCGATGGTGGACGTTCCGAGGCCGGACAGCGTGCCGAAATCTGTACCGCTGGTCAGCGCGGCCTGCGCGAGCGGGTTGCTCTGCAGCTGGCCGGTGATCGCGGCGTTGTGCTCTACGAGTGGCACCGGGGTTGCGTGGAACCCGTTGAGGACGGTGGCGATGGTCTGCCCCATGAGTTGCGCGCCAAGCTGGTTGGGGTGGACACCGTCGCCGTTGTAGGCGGTCAGGTATGCGCCGGTGGCCGGGTCGACCAGGGCGCCGTGGACGTCGACCAGGGGGATCGCCTTGGCGGCGGCGTACGCCTTGAGTCGGGCGTTGAACGCCGCGACGTTGGAGAGCGTGGAACTGGTCGAGGGGGGGATGGTGACGGCGACGGTGTGGAGTCCGGCGTTGCGCAGTGCCTCGTGGATGGCCTGCACGTCGGTGAACACGTTGCCGTTGGTGCCGGCGAGGACGACGACGGTGTCCCCGGGCTTGGCGGCGGCGATGGCAGCCGGCACGTGGGTGGCGAGGATCTGCGCGGCGGTGTAGCCGCCGGTGGCGAACACCCCGCCGATGGTCCAGCGGGCTTGCGACGCCAGCAGCGCCCAGGTGACCCACGACCCGCCCTGGTACTGCAGAGCTCCGTGGGCGCGGGTGGGGAACACGGCGACGTCGGTGGTGAGGCCACCGCCGCCCGCGCCGGAGCCCTCGGTGAGACTGTCCCCGACAGCCAGCACGGTCCGGGTGCGTCGCGGTGCGAAGGCGGCCCGCAGAGCGGGGTCGGTGACGATCTGGCCGACGGTCAGGCTCGGCTGGGCACCCGGGAGTGCGGGCGGATTCTGCCCGGCGGCGAGGGTCTTATAGCCCCACAGGGTCATCTTGGGCACGTCGGTGTCGGCGACGGTGACGACTCGCAAGATGTTGGGGTGGTACATGCGCGTGGGCATGGGAGCTCCCTAGAAGATCCAGTGGGCGAGGCGGTCGAGGCCGAACACGACAGCTAGGAGCGCTGTCAGGAGGAGAGCCGTGGTGGTCAGCACCGCGGGTGCGTCCCTCCACCAGCCGGCGCGGCGTGCCGGGTTGGTGAGCGCCCCGAGCCGGACGCCGGTCCAGAGGATGTGCCGCTTCCACCAGGGGATGCGCCCGGCCTTGTCACCGACCTTGCACGCGTGCTGGTCGGCTTCGCAGAGGATGAACACGAACTGTGCGTCGACCTCGCGTGACGTGAGGCGCGGGGGGCGCCCCTCGTCGTAGGCGCGGCGGAGCTCTACGCAGCCCTCGTCGTGGACGAACGCCGCCTGCTCGTAGGCGCCCGTCGGCGGGAGGATGTTCCAGAAGATCCGGGGGGTGGAGGCGAGGTCGGAGCGGGTGCCGGTGGGGATGGTGGTGATCCACTTGGGGCTGACGTGAACGGTCGGCCCGAGCGATTCGTACCAGCCCATCCCGACGTAGCGCAGCCTCGGCTCGTCGGTGAACGGCACTACCGGTCCCGGTCAGCCGCGTGCTTGCCGGGGGCGTCGACCAGTGAGGCCGAGTCCGCGTTGTGCACCCGCGACGACGCCACCGACGTCAGCACCGACAGGACCGCAGCCCCGGCGCCGAGGGACAGTGCCTCGCCCCACTGGGCGGTGACAATGTTCAGCGCACCGGCCCCGAAGAACGCGACGACGGTCTGAGCGAACGTCTTAGCTGCCCGCTCGGCGGCGTCGAGGGCGAACGTCCTCGTGAACACGTCAGTCGACTCCTGGTTGGGCGGGCCGGGTGCGTGGCGTGGCGGTGGAGCCAGGCAGCCGGTCATCGGGGATCACTGGGGGCTTGAGCAGGCTGAGGCGATCGCCGATGTCGCGGCGGATCTCCGGCGGGAGCTCGTCGAAAGGCACGCCGGGGCCGCAGTGGTACTTGTCCCGCATCGGGTGCAGCAGGGGCTCGTCGGCGGGGAGGGTGTCGAGCATCCCGCAGGCAAGGTCGTTCAGTTCCTGCTGCATGCGGGCGGTCTCGGCGTCGCGGTACTCGCCGCGGCCCTTCACGTACTCGTCCGCGCGGAGGACCGCCACACCAAGGCCCCACACGCAGCACGCGAGGACCAGCACCATGAGGGTGAGGGCGACCAGGGCGAACCGAAGGGGCCGCGGCACTTGATGGTCGTGGTCCGTGCGTGTGTGGCGCCTGCCCACCTCGGGCACCTCACGGGGCTGCCGAGGGCCAAGCGCGGTCGGCCAGAGGGAACGGGCCGTGATCACCGGGTCCGCCACCCCGGATGGTCGATGTCCTTGGCCCGCTCGATGAGGTCGATGCGGCGGTCGGCCATGTTGGTGGTCTCGGCCAGGTCGATGATCCGTTGACCGTGAACCGCGGTTCGCTCTCTGAGGAACTCCACGTCTTCCACCACATCCTTGATTGCGTCCCGCAGCACCGCCAGGTCGGTCGAGGGCGCTGCAGGGTCTGGTGGGGGAGGAGAAGGGGTGGTGCGGTTAGACCGCGAGTTGAACAGTGCGGCGGCGACGCTGCCCGCGGTCACCACGACCGTGCCCACGAGCCCGAAGATGGCTGTGATGAGTGCAGCATTTCCCCCCGGATCGGCCGCTTCGGCCGCGTACAGCCACACACCTCACCGCTTTCGTATGGAAATACGGAACGCTGCGGTGGCGAACCACAGGTAGAGAAACGGGAACACGACTGCGCCGATGGCGGAGCCGTACCCGTTGACCAGGGCGAGGAGGAAGGTGCCCGACCACATCGACCCGAGTGGGATGACGACGTACCACGTCGCCATCTGCCGGAGCATGGTGGGCCGGTGCAGCACCAGCAGCGCTGTGACGCCCGCGGACAGGCAGGCCAGCCCCCACAGCCACCGGGGTGCGAGGTCGAAGATGGGCTTGGTGCCGGCGTTGTAGACCTGATGATCCGGGGCGAACAGCAGCGCCCCTGCGAGCAGCAGATGGAACGCCGAGCAAGCGCCCAAGGAGAACCGTTCCCAGCCGGGCCAGGCGAGGTGGGATGCGACGCGCACGGCGGCCTCCTCGTCGCTGACGCGCGGAGCCGGAAGGACAGTCAGCACGTCAGGCGGTACGGACGGTGCTGTTCGCGCCGCAGCGGGAGCACCGGTAGTAGGCGTAGCCGTTCATCCGCTTAACGAGCACCCACGCCGAGGAGCCGTCGGGGTTGCGGTGGGAACAGGACGCCATCAGACGGCCAGTCGCTTTCCGAGTTCGTCGGCGACCTGGCGGGCGAGGTCGGCGGGGATCTGCCCGGCGATGGCGGCGGGGTCCTTCGACGCGAGGGCCTCGAGGAGCTTGGTGGACGCGGCCTGGCGCTCGGCCATCGTCTGCACCATGCGGAACAGGGGCTCCTTGTTGGGGCCGACGGGGCGGTCCACGACGGCGCGGGGCAGGTCGGCGACGCCGCGCTTGATGTCGAGGATGTGGTCGATGAAGTGCAGGAAGCCGGGGCCGGAGCCGAAGTCGCCTGCGTCGTTGAGCGCGGCGTGGTGGGTGGCCTCGCGGACCCAGCGCTTGAAGGTGGCTTCGTCGGGCATGTCGTCCTCTTCCTGGATGGCGGCGGCGGGAGAGTTGCGGAGCTTGACGGCGACGCGGGCGACGTCGCCGGGGGGCTTGACGATCTCGAAGTGCATCTCGTCCGGGGTGCCGGTGAAGTCGCCGCCCCAGCGGACGGTGCCGGCGACTTCGGCGAGGATTTTGCGGATCTCGGCGACCTGGGCGGCGGTGAACGTGCCGCGCTTGCCGTTGGGGTGCCGGGTGGCGTTGTAGTCGATCGCCGTGGCCGAGGAGTGGCAGGACAGGTTGGCCGCGTTGCGGTTCTGCCGGTAGGAGTAGCCCCAGTCGTCCTGCTGGTGCCAATCCGGGCGGACGATGGGTTCGACGCGCTTGTGCATCTGCTCGGCGACGTAGCCGAGGACGGTGTGCACGTCACCCTTGCGGACACCGGGGGCGAACGACTCGCCCGCGACGACGAGCGGCTGGATGCCTCCGAAGTCGGCCGGGTTCTGGCTGGCGGTCCAGCCGTTATACGAGGTCTCCATGAGGGGCCCTCTCTCAGCCGACGGGGTAGGTGGCGTAGATCTGGAAGCCGCCGCCTTGGAGTCCGCGGCCGTTGACGCGGACGGTGCCGTCGGTGCCGAACACCGTCTCCAGCACGGAGCCGTGGCCGGTGCCGCCGTACAGGTAGGTGGCGGGGGCGGCGATGGCGAACGTGGGGCGGGCGATGGGCGGCAGCGTGAAGGTGCCCTGGCTGTCGGGGACGGTGAGGTTGATCGGGTTGCCGTTGTTCAAGAACGCGATGTGGGAGCGCAGCGAGCAGAAGCCGTTGCGGACGCGGTACTTGGACCCGCCGGTGCCGAAGGAGAAGGCGCCGCCGACGCCCGGGGTGTCGAGCCAGCCGGTGTCTTCGTTGAACTGGTAGCGGCGCCAGGTCGACCCGTCGTACTGCTCCAAGACCCCGTTGGCGTCGAGGCGAGCGACGGTGAGGGTGGGGTAGCCGGCTCCGGCGGAGATGATGGCGTCGCGCTCGGTGGCGTTGCGCACCGGGATGGGGGTGCCGCGCAGCCCGGTGTAGCGGACCGTGTTGGCGATGGTGACCCCGGCGCCGAGGGTGTTGGTGGCGCCGGTGGTGATGGTGACGGTGGCGAGTTCGAGCGCGCCGACGGGCAGGGCGGGCTTGGTGGGGACGGCTGCGGCGGTGCCGGTGACGACCCCGTACTCCTCCCCCGCGACGCCGTCGGGGGTGGGGATGCCGGGGGTGTTGTCCTGCATCTTCACGTACACGACGTCAATGCGGGAGTTCGACCCCGGGGCCGCGGTCAGGTTGACGACGCGGGTGACCTCGTTGGAGCCCCTGTACGGCCCGTTGGCCGCGCCGCGCGAGGTGACCCAGTGGTTGGTGCGGATCTGCACCGTCATCGGCGCCGTCGCAGTCGTGCCCACCACCAGGGAGGTGAAGTTCGGGCCGGGCAGCACGCCGGTGCGGACGTCGACCGCCGTGTTGCCGGCCACGGCGATGAGGCCGGCGTCGTCGAGGCGGGCGTCCTGCGCGGAGACCACGCCGGGGGTGTGCAATGCGTCGGCCATGCCGCTCCCTAATGATCGAATAGCATCAGTGCATGAGTGAGACCGGGCAGGCGATGGAAGGTGTCGGCACGTTCGACGAGGACGGCAGGTACACCCCGGCGCTGCCCAAGCGGCTGCCCGGGGAGCCCCCGTCGCAGCCGATGACGCCGCCGCCGCCCATCGAGGGGCTGGCGCCGACCCGGCTGGGCTAGAACCCGGCGCGGGAGTACATCGACACGGGGACGGTGCGGACGGCGCCGGTCGCCGACGTGCGCCGCGCTTGCACCTCTACCGCGATCCAGTCGTCGATCTCGCCGGGGACGTTCCCGAAGAAGCCGTACGTGTTGACGGAGAAGCCGAGGGTGGCCACCGGGCCCAACTGCTGCCCGTTGACCAGGACCCGAAGTTCGCCGGTGGTGCCGGCGGTGTCCATGGTGGCGCGGATGGTCACCGACAGGCCGGCGTGGTTCTTGTAGAAGCCGCCGCCGAAGACCGTTTCGAAGGTGCCGGACACGCTGGACACGGTCATGTCCTGGTAGCGGTTGGCGTAGAGCGGCTGGGAGACGTAGGGGCGGGACAGGCCCCCGAAGAGGGAGTCGGTGTTGACGACGGTGCGTTCGTCGCGGTCTCGGAGGATGACCACGGAGCCGCCGGTGGCGGCGCTGGTGCGGAACGTGGCAACGTCCTTACCGGAGGCGTCCTCGACGAGCAGGCCGGTGCCCTGGTAGGTGACGCCGTCGTCGGCGACGATGTCGCCTACGTAGACGGCCATACCGCCGCCAAGGTCCTGCGGGTAGCGGACGCTGAACCGGCCGCCGTCGCGGATGGTGAGGCCGTTGCCGCCGGAGATGCTGGCGTTGCGAAGCGCCCCGCTTCTGGCGTACTTGGCGACGGCGCGTTCGGCGATCTGCTCGACCCGCTCCCAAAACCCGGGCGGCGTGCCAGCCTCCTGCGTCACAGCTGTGCCGCCATCGGGTACATCTCCAGGGTCAGGTTGTCCGACAGGTCACCGGTGACGGTCTTGACGCGCATGGTGCGGGTGCCGTCCGGAATCCAGGCATCACCCTTGGTGGTGACCTGGCAGTAGTCGCCGGCCATCACCTCCCAGCCGATCCCCGGGCGCCCGTCGTCTCGGCGGGCGCGCACCGTCAGCCGCCACACCTCGATCGGGCGGGCCCGGCGCGCCAACAGCGCCTCCGCGTGCCCCGCCAGCGTGTTCAGCCGCTCCACCGTGTGGTGCGCGTCGTCGGCGTCGGTGCGCGGCCACCCCCGCTCCAACAGCGAGTTGTCCTCCCGCATCACCATGAGGATGTCTTCCTCCTGGCCGTACCCGGTCAAGTACACCCGCTGCGCCATCTCCGTCGGGTCCTCATCCGTCGAGATACCCAGCACCGGGGACTTGGGGGCGGTGGTGTCGAACACCCAATCGGGTCCGGCCTGGAACAACTGCGGGGTGAGGTCGGTGCCGACCTGCATCACCCACTCGAGGAAGCGCGGGTCCCCGGCCTTGCGGCGCGGCACGAACCGCACATCCGGGGCGTCCACGGCGCGCTGCGTGATCTGCCGAATCTGCTCCCCGTACGTGAGGAGCTTCCACATCGGGAACGTCTCCTCGTGGTCCCCGGCCTCATCGGGGGGAAGCACGATCGGCAACTGCGTGTAGTAGAACGTCAGCAACTGGGCGACAAGGCCGCGCGCGATCCCACCCAGGCTCTTACCGGCGATGGTCAGCGAGTTCCGCTGGATCGGCGCGGCGAGGGGGCTGATGCGGACCTTCACCCGGTCCAGGTACGCCCACAGCCCCGCCGCACCCAGCGTGAGCGTCCCGGACTCCCAGTCCCAGGTGCGGGAGGTGACCGGGCCGGCCTGCACGATCCGGCCGTCCACTTCGACGGCGAGGAAGTTGCGCCACCCGTGGGTGTGCTCCCGCAGGTGGTACTTCCTGACGACCGGCTCCGGAATCGTGACCCCGGTGATGGAGCCGGCCGCGTTGAGCTCGTCAGACCAGCGCAGACCCGTGACGTCCCCGGAGGTGAGGGTGGTGATGATGCGGCCGGACTTGAACTCCCCGATGAGCACCGCAACGCTCAGCGCAACTCACCTCCCGGGTGTATTGACAAGGTGTAGGGACACCGGGCATAGTCACCGGCATGAGCAGCCAGGCGATCACCGGGACCCTCACCGCGATCACCGACGACACCTTCAAGGGCGTGGCGATCAAGGTCTACGCGATCACCACCACCGACGGCACCATCGTCGAAGCTGGCGAGCCCGCGAGCGCCTACGCCCACGACCAGGCGCCCGTCATCGACGGCGCGACCGTGTGGACACCCAACCCGCGCGGTGTCATCGGCGACACCATCACCGTCGAGGGCCAGATCAAGTCCGACGGCCGCCTGCACTTCTACGGCGAGGACTGGACCGTCGCCTAATGCCTAACCAGCCTGCGACCCCGGCCCGCTCCGTGCGAGTCGGCGTCGGCCTGTGGAACACCGCCAAAGCCAAAGCCGCCAAGCGTGGCGAGACCGTGACCGATGTGATCGTGCGGGCGCTACGGGCATACGTGGACGACGCTCACCAGTAAGCCCCTCGCACCGTCGCCGTCAGAGAAGCGGTCGGCTCGAACAAAGGGGCCAGACCGGTGAACTGCACCGTCAACGTCGACTGCGCCGGAACCTGCATCCAGTCCGCCACCGTCATGTTCGCCCGCCGATCCGCCGTGCCCTCCACCACTACCGACCCGTCGGCGGTGTCGATCGTCAGCGTCTGCCCGAACTGCACCGCGTACGGGTACACCAGCCGCTGACCGCCCGCCGACAGCTCGAACCCGCCCTGCAGCGAGCCGGTCACGTCGAACCGGATCGACGCCGGGGCCGTGCCCGGGTTGGACAGCTGGAGCTGCCCCAACGCGCCCAACACGCCGTAGTCCAGGTTATAGGTCAGGTCATAGGCCAGCCCGCCACCTGGCGACGGGAGGCCCGTGGAGACGCTCACAGCGTCGCCGTACCGCAGCGGGTCCGGGCAGCGCCACTGCAGCAACCACCCGAACCGGCCGATCCCCCACTGTCGGCGTACCACCCGCGCGGCGAGCAACTGCGCTCCAGCAGTCAGCGTGCGCCCAGCGTGCGTTACCGTCAGCGGCGCCTCCAGAGCGTCGAACGCAGCAGCGCTTTGCAGCCCCCACAGCAGCTCGTCGCGGCGCTCAGGTGAATCGCTGAACCCCTCCACCGTCACGATCCGCTCATCGGCCCACATCGGCGCCGAGTGCGTGCCGTGCCCGCGAGACCGGACCTGCTTGTCATACCGGGCGTCCGGGCGATCCTCCCAGCCCTCCAGCGACGTGATCCGGTAGAGCTGATCCGCGCCGGTGGCAAGGGTCAAGTCGCGCCACCGCACCGCCGTGGCGCCACGACCAGCGGAAGGCGCGGTAGGCGCGGCGGCCGGTTCCGCGTCCGCGGTCACCTGCTGCGCGATCGACGGCGACGCGTTCGCCACCCCACCCCACGTGTAGAACACGGGGGAGGCGTCCGGGGTGTCCCCGTCGAAGTAGGCCCCGGCGGTGGCACCGACCTCGACCAGGACCCCGGTGGCATCGATGGTGTCCCCGACCTGCCACAGCGCCCCGGCCGTCAGTGCGTAGTCGACCCGCACCCGGGTCGCGCCGACCGGCGCGGTCGCCGTGTGGCTGTAACGGGTCCACGTGTCCGCCGCGGTCGTCGACGACGCCCCCAGCACCGGAGTGCCGACCTGGGTGCCCGCGTCATTCAGCCAGAGCAGGCGGCACAGCGCGGTCTGACCGGCCCTAGAAGTGCGCCCGTAGATGCTGCCGGTGACCGTCTCCCCAGCAGCGACCGGAATGGTGTGCGGAGCGGTGCTGCCGCCGTAGTTCACGCTGGTCGCCACACCGGTGGACGCGGCGGTGTACGTACGGCGAGACGCGGTGGCGAGCCCGGCCGGGTGGTCGGTGACCGCGACCGTGGAAGCGGCCAGCGTGCCACCGGTGCTAGTCGAGCCCCACCCCGCACCGCCGTTGGCGACCCGCGGATTGGGAGCCAGGTTGCGGCGAACCTCAGTCAGCGTGAACGACGCCACGTGTCACCTCGTCCTCGCTTCCAGGGCCAGCTTGCGGGCCACGTCATCGGCGGTGCCCTCGACCACGGTCATGCGGTCCACGGTGAACAGCGGCCCGGACTGCCGTGGCTCCACGGCCGACACCGGGGCACGCAGAACAGGAGCCGAGGCCAGCGCCACGGTCGGCTGGATGCCGCCGATCTGCGAGGTGAGCCCCCCCAGGGTGTCGCGGATGTCGCCGAACTTGGACACCAGCCCGTTCTCGAAGCCCTGCATCACCAGGCGGCCGGCGTTCCGCAGGATCACTGCATCCCGCTCGGCGGGGCCCTTCCAGTCCGGCAGCATCCCGGTCAGGTTGGACAGGGTGCTGCGGACCGTGTTGAACGCGGACTTGATGCCGTTGATGAACCCGTCGATGACGGACTTGCCGGCGTTCCACAGCAGGCTGCCCATGTTGCCCAGCGCCGACAGGATCTTCCCCGGCAGGCTGCGGACGAACGACACGACGCCATCGACGCCGCCGCCGACCGCGTTACGGACGTTGTTCCAGGCGTTGATCGTGCCGTTGCGGACCGCGTTCCACGCGCCGGTGACGACGCCGACGACGAAGGAGACGGCTGCCGACACCGCGCTCTTGATCCAGTTCCAGGCGTTGATGACCCCGTTGGACACCGCCGACCACGCCGCCTTCGTCGCCGCGACGACCTTGTCCCAGTTGGCGATGATGAGGGCGACCACGGCGATCACCGCGGCGATGGCCCAGCCGATCGGGCCGAGCGCGATGAACCATGCGGCGGCCATGCGGGCGGCCTGGATCAGCGCCTGGGCGCCCATCAGCACCCACCCGGCGACCACTCGTGCTGCGGTGGCGGCCATGGATGCGGCCATCACGGCGCCCTGCGCGACGAACTGCGCGGCCATGACCGCCAGCGACGCCACGACCCGGGCCGCCGCCATCGCCCACTGCGCGGCGACCACAGCGCCGTGCGCGACAGCCTGCGCGGCCATCAGTACCCATCCGGCGACCACCCGGGCGGCCTGCACGGCGAATGACGCGGCGCCCGCGACGGCCGACGCGACGATCTGCGCGGTCCACACTGCGGCGATCTTGATGCCTTGCGCGGCGGCCTGCGTGCCCATCAGTACCCAGCCGACGACGACCTGCAACGCGGACTTGGACTGCGTCGCGGCGCTGGTGGTCGATGCGGCGGCTGTGGTGAACCAGGCGACCGTGTTCGTGGCAGCGGCCACCGTAGACCGCACCGCCCACACACTCAGCGCCGCCACCAGCACCCCACCGATCAGGCCGGCGATGACGGACACAGTGGTCTGGTGCTGCGCGAGGAAGTCGAACACCGACCGCGCGGCCGGCAACAGCGTGCCCGACAGCACCGTCGACGCGGCGCTGACCGCAGGCCCGAACTGGGTCGCCAGCGTCGACGCGATCGAATTCACCACCGGCAGCACCTTGCCGCCGAAGATGTCGACGAACGTCTGCGTGGCCTGCCGCTTGAACGCCTCGAGGTTGGTGGCGGCGTTGTCGTTGAGGGTGGCGCCCATCTTGTCCGCGGCCCCGGCGACGTCGCCGAGCGCGGCCACGGCCTCCGAGGGGTCCATGGCGAACAGCGCCTCACCCAGGTCCTCGGCCTGGGTGCCGAACAGCCCCACGGCGGCGGCGTTGCGCGCGACCGGGTCCTCCATGCCGCGCAGCCGGTCGAGGATGGTGTCCAGGCCCTTGGTGGCGCCCTCACCGCCCCCGGCGATCTGCGCGGTCATGTCCTTCGCGGACAGCCCCAGCGCCTGGAACGCCTCGGCGGACGTCTTCGACCCGTCGGTGGCGCGGATCTGAAACTCCTTGAGCGCGTCCGCCACCAGATCGGCGTTGCGAGCGCCCCCGGCCATACCCTGCTCGATCAGGCCCATCGCGGTCTGCCCGTCGATCCCCAGCCGCTGGAACAGCGCCGGGTACTCGACGAAGGTGTCCAGCAGGTCCCCGGAGGCGTCGGCGCCCTGCTGCATGCCGACGGTGAGGATGTCCATGGCCTCGTCGGCGTTCGCCGCCAGCCCGGTGCGGATCATCTGGCCCACGGCGTTCGTGGTCGCCCCAAGGTCCTGATCGAACGCCGTCGCCAGGTCCAGCACCTTCGCCGTGACCGACTGGATCTGCTCGTTGGAGGCGCCCTCCATCACCGCGCCGGACTGGATCACGCCGCGGATGGCCTCGTTGACCTGCTCCATCGACTCCCCGTACGCGCCCGCGTACAGGTCACCGGCGATCTTCCCCAGGTCCCCGGCGCGCTGCCCCGTCGCCCCTAGCTGCGCGGCCAGTTTGTCGTTGGCCTTCTCCACGTCCATCGCGCCGACGATGCCGGCGGCGAACATCGCCCCGACCCCGGTGGCGGCGGCGGCCGCCAGCTTGGCGCTCTTCGCCGCGAAGTCGCTGAACCGGCCCTCGGCGTCGCCCAGCCCCGCCTTGAACCCGGAGTCGTCCAGCTTGAGGAACGCGGTGAGCTCGCCCAGGGTCAACGCCACGCGGCTACCTCCGCCTCTTGTCCGGGTTCGGGGGGTTCAGCGCCAGCCCGATGCGGGTGGCGGGGATCGGGGTCCCATCCGGGGCCACCGCGGGGGGGATCGACAGCAGGCCCACGATCCGGGTGCGCAGCCACCGCCACGACCGGCTCAGGCACAGCTCGACGTCGATGCCGTAGCGGTCGTGCAGGTCGGCCTCGATCAGGCTCCAGTGCTCGAGGAGGCGGACCCAGGTGATGCCGGAGCTGCCCGCTTCCGCGGCGGGGTCGTAGTAGTACTCGTAGAGGCCGGTGACCGGGTCGTACTCGCCGAACCCCTGGAGGCCCTGCGAGCCGCCCGATTCGGCACCTGAACTTTTCCCAGGGACTCCCACGCGGCAGCCGCGGCCTCCTCGCCGGCCATGTGCCAGATCAGCAGCGTCTGGAACACGTGTGAGGTGTGCGCGGTGGTCAGCCCGTCGCGGGCCATCTCCACCTCGGTGGACCCCATCAGTTCCCCGCGAAGGTCGATCTCCTCCTCATCGGAGAGGACCTCTTCGGCCAGGTCGGTGGGGCTGGCGTTCTTGGCCTTGTGCGCGGCGGCGGCGATGCGCTGCAGCATCAGCCCCGTACGCGCCGGAATCGAACCGGGGAACTCGTAGGTCTTGCCCTTGATCGGCAGACGCACGGGCTTGTCGACGAGGATCTCATCGAGGTCACGGAACGCGGACACAGCAATCTCCTGGGATGGCCTGGGATGGCCTGGGATGTGAAGCGGGAGCCGGGCCCCATCCCAGGAAGGCCCGACCCCCGCCGTCTAACCGACCGCTCAGGCGGCCTCAGGGTTGTCGATCACGTTGCGCCGGCCCTTACCGGTCAGCGTCACCTCGGCCGTGTCCAGGTCCGTGGTCGACCCCCCGGCGGGGGCCCAGGACACCTCAGCGTCGCCGCGGTACGCCTCCTCGCCACCCTCACGGTCGTACCAGCGCACGTCCACGACACCGTCGGCGCCGAACTCCTCAGCGGCGAGGCGCAGCGCCTCCTGCCCCGGGTCGTACGCGCCGGTCTCCACGCCCTTACCGCGCTTCACGGTCGCGGTGATCGTCCAGGCGAGCTGCGTCTTGGTCTGGCTGGCCCAGCCGTCGGAGTCGTAGTCCGAGTCGTCCTCGAGGCTGGTGTCCAGGCCGGCGGTCAGGTTGGTGATGCCCCGCACCTGCACCCACACGGGGGTGGCGCGCGGGCCGGTGTTCACGTCGAGGCGGAACTTGCGCGCCAGCGTGCTGACGAGGGTCTCGGGGGTAGCAGGAGCGGTCACGGGGTGCCTCCGTCAGTCGGTGCGATGGGTCGACGGCCGAGCCGCCTGGACATAGAAGTTGGACGTGTACTCATGTCGGCCGTTCGCATCCACCCCGAGGTAGGCAGCGGAGTTGCGTTCGATCGACACGATGTGGACGCCGTTCAAGACGACGTGCGCGAGCCCGTGCAGGGCGTCGTAGATGGCGTCGTTGCGGTCCGACACCGGCCGCGGGTCACGCGTGCCCCGGGTGCGGACCTGCACGCCCTGCACCACGTCAGAGGTGCCGAAGTCGTCAGTCACGCTGTACGGGGTGAGGACAATGACCTCATCAGGGGACGCGGGGACGGCGGTGATGACGACCGGCCACTTATCGGCCGTCGTGTACGCCCCTGTGGGGCGCCAGGTGGCCCCGGCGTTGGCCGCAAGGTGCTGCCCGATGCCGGCCAGCAGTCGGTTCGTCCAGCTCACGTGAGGCCCCGTGACAGCCGCTCGGAGATGATCGCCAACATCCGGGCGCGCTCCGAGTTGAAGGGCGTCTCGAGGTACTTGCGAGACTTTCCGTTGCCGGCGGGCACGTCGAGGCGCTCGTGCGCCGGCACGGCGCTGCGGTCGCGGTAAGTGACCGCCGCCCGGCCGGGAGAGCGGATGCCGGATTTGCCGGAGCGGGACAGATCTCCCGTGTCGTACGGGACGATGTCCTGCGAGCACCGCAGCAGATGCTCTGCGGCGTCCTCGAGGGCGCCCTCGCCGTGCTCGGTCAGGGCGGCGAGGATCTGCGCGCCGTTCCACCGCATGCTCATGTGGTGGTCACCTCGACATAAACGGTGCCGCCCATCCCACGGTGCGGGGCCGCGCCGATCACCGTGCCCTGCCGGCCCTCGTGGGTGACCAGCGACTCGACGGGGAACACGTCCACCGCACGGCGCCCGTCGGGCAGCACAGGGAGGACGTAGATAGTGGTCTCGGAAACGACCTCGTCACCGGCCGTATTGCGGACCAGCTTCCGGCCGTACTCCACCCGACACGACACCTCAACCGGGTCGCCCCAGGTGGGCCCGTAAGCGGTCTCCTCCGCATACGGGGTGACCGTGACGACGTCCCCGGACAGCAGCGCGGCCAGGCTCACCAGGACCGCTCCCACAGCGGCACCGTCTGCGTCAGGATCGCCCCACACGAGCAGTACGTGGCCCCGAACCGCAACGAACAGATGTCGGCGTGCTCGATCGGGGTGCCCACACCCAACGTGTCGACGGCGAACGCGCCAGACGCCTCGCCGTTGGTCTTGCACAACTCCTGCAGCTGAGTGATCTCCGACGGCCAGAACATGCCCCGGCGCTGCTGCCGGTTGTCCACCGTGTAGTTGTAAGAGCCGATGCCCTCGGACTGCAGGGCACCCGTACCGGCTTCGTGCCAGCGCAGGATCGCGCCCCGCAGAATCGCCCGCGCCGCGGCCTCGTGCGCGAACGTGGTCTCGATGATGCAGGGGGCGACCGTGGCCGCCAGCGCCAGAGCGTCCTCGATCATCGCCAGGGCCTTCGCCTCAGGAATCTCAGCGAAGGGGGCGAGGTCTTCGGGCACCAAAGCGACGGCGGCCACGGTCACACCCCTCAGTCGTTGCGGTTGTCGTCAGCGACCAGGCGCGCAATCAGGTCGACCTTCTTGCCGTCATCCGACAGCTTGTCGCCCCGCTCACGGTCCTGGTTACGGCGGTGGATCTCGGCCTTGAGCTCGAGCACCGTGAGGCCCTCGTAGCCCTCGTCCTCATCCGGGTCCACCGCCGCCGTCTTCTCCTCGACCGCTAGGACCGGGGCCGCACCGCCCACCACCTCGTAGGCGGGGAGCAGCCGGACCCGGTCCTCAGCGACGTCGATCACCACCCCAGTGCGGCGGTGACGCAGACGCGGCATCTCAGGCGACCTCGACGGCAGCGAAAGCGTCGAGATCGAAAATGGCCACATAGAGCACGGCCTCAGCGCGGTAGGCAATCTGGTTGTTGCGCTGCAGGTCGCCGTTGCCGTCCGGGTCGCCGTACTCGATGGTGTGGACCGGGATGCGCCGCTGGAAGCCCCACTGGACCTGCGTGAAGTCGCCGACGAGGGCGCGCAGGCCGGTGTCGGCGGCCTCGGGGCGACCCGACACGCTGTTGCTGGTGGCGACCGACAGGCCCTTGTAGGCGCCGATGTTGCCGCCGAAGCCGAGGCCCGGGTTGCGCTCCCGGCCGTCGTCGTAGGTCTCCGTGGCCAGGTCGAACGCGTACCCCGCGTCCAGCCCGATGCCGGTCGGCACGTAAGCGCCGGCCATGATCGTGCCGACCGCCGACAGCACCTCAGCCGACGGAGCACCAGCAGCCGTGACGCGGGTCGTGGTCTGGTCCAGGAACGTCGTGATCGACGTGGCGCGGGTACCGGTGACCGGGTTGATCCCGTGGATACCGATGAGGTCCACCGCGCGGGCGATCGACTCACCGAGCGCGTTGGTCAGGTCATCGATGATCCCGAGCGCGTGGTCCTGGTCGGCCCACTTCACCTCGTCCGTCATCCGAACCGTGGTCTGAATCTTCACCGGGGACGCGACCACGCTGTCCCAACCGGCCGTCTCCGAGGACTTGTTCGCGCCCTCAGCGACGATCTCGGCGCGCGGCTTACGGGTCATCCGGGTGGCGCCGACGTCACCGAACAGCGTCGGCCGCTCCGGCGACAGGCGGGCCAGCACCGAGTCGTTCTGCACGCGCTCGGTGATCCGACCCAGGTCGGTCTGCGGAATGGTGAACACGCCGTTGTAGCGGGCGTCACCGGTCTTGAACGGGGTAGCCATCGAGGGCTCCTTCTAGGAGAAAGGTCAGGTGGGGTTGCCGGTGAGGTACGCCGCGAACGCGGACCGCTCATCGGCAGCAGCAGAGCCCGTACCGGTGCCCTCGCGGGGAACGACGTTGCCCTGCTTGCGCTCCTGCTCGGCCTTGCCGGCAAGAAGCTGAGCGACAGCCCGCATCCCGTCCTCAGACGCGATGTGCTCGAGCGCCTTCGCGCCCTCACCCGTCAGACCGAACTCGGTAGCGATCTCGAACCGCAGCGCACGCTGCTCCGCCGCCTGAGCCTTGGCCTCAGCCTCAGCCAGACGCTCGGCAACCTTCTGCGCCTCGGTCTTGTTCGCTTCCTCGAGCTCCGCGAGCCGGTCAGCCGCCGCCTTGTTGCTCTTGGCGCGCTGCTCCCACTCACGTGCCTTGGCCTTCCAGTCGACCTCCGGCTTCGACTCCTGTGCAGGAGCCTCAACCTGGTCGGGGGCAGCGTCGGTCGGGGTGTCACTCATGGGTTCTCCCGTGCGGGAAGTCGGCGCCGTGCGGCACCGGGGGACTAGGTGTTACGCGCCGCGCGGGCTGCTATCGCCTTACGGACGCGCTTGTTGTTCGCCGCCCGCTGCTTATCACTGCGGAAGCGCTGCGACGGCACATACGGCTTCACCTCGACGGCCTCACCGATCGAGGGCACCGCGACACAGCCGCAGTTGTCGTGCGAGGAGAAGGACGCGGTCTCCGGGGAGTACACGGCCCCCTTGGACGCCACGAGCTTGCAGAAGTCGCAACCGCCGCGGGTGTGCCTGCGCCAGCCCCTGCCTTGCGGGTCCTCTTTGAGGGAAGTGATGACCGTGTCGCGGCCGGCGTCGGCGATGATCCGCTGGAATCCGCCCGCCACAAGCGCTTGAGCCGCATTCACACCGGAGCCACCGAAGACGGGCGCCACACCCCAGGAGGCGAGGGAGTCCGTGCGCCCACGGTCAGGAAGCTCCGCCGGGATGGCCCGGAACCGGCCCGACGCGTCGCTGCTGTCGCGGACCTCGTCGTACCAATCCGCCGCCAAAGCCGCCGCAGCCTCCCCATAGATCGCCACCAACTGCGGCAGCACATCCATCAGCGCCTCACGGAGCTCCACACCATCCGACGCGCCACGAAACAACACCGCCAGATCGCCCTGCGCGATGTTCAGCAGCGCCGCAAGGTCACGCCGGTACGCCTCCACCAGCGACACCGGAACCGCCACCAGTCACCACCGTTTCGCTTGTGACGGAAGGCTGCTGCTGCGCCGCAGCCGCAGCCGCGACCGCCCGAAGTGCCGCCGACCCGCCGTTGCGCCTGCGGTCGGCCATCGCCCGCCGGATCTGCTGCTCATCCAGCCCGAGAAGCTCCAGACCGACCTCGGTCTCCGCCAGCCACGGCACCGCGGCAAGCTGCTTCTGCCCGGCGTCGGCCTGCTGAGCCTTCGACAGGAACCGCGGACTGCGCCACTTCGCATCGAGGGTCTTCCACTCGTCCGGAACCGCGGTCAGGCCGTTCTGAATAGCCAACCCCCGGGCAATGGCCCGCCGGAGTGGGGGAGTCCAGTCGTCCGTGGCGCCCTCAGCCTCCGCGATCAGCTCGTTCTGGCTGGCGTCGTAAGCCTCGGCGCTGGTCGGGTTGGCGATGTCCGTGATCGCCACCGACGTATCCGGCAGACTGGCCTCACGCGCGAACATCTTCGCCAGCGCGTTCAACTGCGCCAGATGAGGCTCTGGGCTCGCTGCGTCGAACTTCTTGACGTCCGCGCGGGGCTGCTCAGCGTCATCATCGTCCGGGACGCCCTTGATCCGCCCCAGCATCACCTGCCACGACGCCTTCTGCGACCCATCCGCGTTCTTGAAGATCGACTCGTCCGCGCCCAGCAGCCAGAACTCCGGGAACGAGTACACGTCCATGTGGCCCTCGAGGCGGATCACCGCTCGCAGAGCCTGATCGTGCAACGACATGATCGGCCGACTGATCCGGGAGGACCCGAACGGGCGCCGAGGATTCGGCTTGTACGGCAGTACCTCAGCCGGCACACCCCACGGGTGATCCGAAACGTCCACCGACCAGTTCGGGCCGTCCTTCTCCGCCGTGATCGTCCGGCCGTCCAGGTACAGCGCCAGCGAGCTCGGCTTGCCCTCGTCGTCCCACCCGGTCACCGACAGCAGGCTGTCCAGGCGCCGCTTGCGCCCGTTCCAGTCCCCGGTGGCGTTCAGCGCGTCCTTCACATGCAGCAGCGACTCAGGCTCATCCGCGCCGCCTCGGGTATTCACCAGGAACGCCGGCCCATGCTGCAGACTGGCAATAAGGGCGGCGCTGATCTCAGTACGCAGGCTGTTAGCCTCGCTGAACTCCTCGAGACCCAGATCGTCCAAGTCGCCGTCCGGCCACACGAACCCGTCCAGATTGCACCGGCGAGCGAGAATGTCAACGGCCTTGGCGGACCAGCCGAGGACGATACCCAGCCGGTAGTACTGCGGCGGAATGACCGTCCCGACCTGGCGGATCGCACGCTTGCCGTCGTAATAGCTGGCACGCAGCAGGTTGCGCTCCTGCTTCGCCTGCAACTCCTCCAGCAGCCGGTTCAGCGTGGCCTTGTCATCGTCAGAGACCCCGGGCAGGTTGATGCGCTCGAACGCCACGCGCTCCCCCGCTCCTAGTTAGGCCAACACCACGGCCCGACGGCCACCAACAGACCTGCCACCAGCCGACCCACGACCCGGCCGCTTCACCTTCTGCCGAGCCGCCTGCGACCCCCACAAAGCCAACGTGCAAGCCACCAACGCCGTAATATCGAGCTCGCTGTTCTTCCGAGACCAGCCCCACCCGCCATCACCGATGTCCCGCTTACCAGCGGCACCCAGCGCAGCGTTCACCTGCGGCTGACCGATGTGATGCAGCCACTCCCCGAACGCGCCGTCATAAACCGCACCACACGCTTGCGCCATATCCCGCGCACTCGTCACCGTGACGTGAATCTTCTCCCGCTCGAGGTCAGGGATCAGCGACGCGGCCGGCGACATCCCGTCCACCACGACCGCTCGAATCTTGTTGGCCTCGCACCTGCGCTTGACGTGCTGCACGATCCAGCCCGTACCATTGCGCTGCTCATCCAACTCGATGTGCCAATCTTCGTCAGCGCGCTGACCGGCCATCGCCACCGACGCCACCGAACGATCCGGGGACACGTCAATGGCGAGCGCTAGCAGATCCGCCGCCATCGACTGCTCGTCGGCACACGACGCCCAGATGTGTTCCGGAATGACCCGCTTACCGGACACGTCGTCCCAGATGCCCAGCGCCTCACGGAACCACGACTCATCCGAGGGCAGGTTCTCCCGCAACCGCAGCATCGACTCCAGCGGCGTCCGATCAGGGAACGACACATTGGCTTTCGCCCACTGCGCCCGATCATCCGGGTCCGCATCGGGGTCCGCGCTAAACTCACAGAACACCATGTCCTTGGACTTGCCGTCCAACGCCTTCACCCGGCGCAAAGAGAACGCCTCACCCGGGTCCACCGGCCGCGGCGGCGTCCCCATGTAGAACAACAGCGCCCCGTGCGGGTGCTGCGCCTGGTTCGTCGCCGCCACCATGTCCTCAAGCGCCTTCTCCGTCAGGATCTGCGCCTCGTCGAACACCTCGATGTCGACCTCATCGAACCCACGACCGAAGCCCTGCTCCCGGGCACCGAACAAAATCCGCGACCCATTGAGGAAGCTGATCTCCTGCTCGCCATTCGTCGTCCGCACGTTGGCGACATGCGGCGCAACCTTCTTGCGCCGGCACATGCCCTGCAGCGACTGAAACGTGTTCGTCGCGGTCCGCGTCCGATGCGCCGTCCAAATGATCTTCATCCCGGGAAACAGCACGCACAAGAGCACCAGAAGCGCACCAACGAAGTACGTCTTACCCACCTGGCGAGGAATGCTGAGCACCACACCGCCGACCGTGGCCGCGTACTTGCCGTCCGCCCGCTTCCCCAGCACCACCCGGCCCAGCGCCTGCTGCCACCAGTCGAACCCGATCCCGAGTTCCTCGCCCTTCGCCTGTACCTGCGGCCAACCCGTCGTCACAATCCCCGACGGAATGACCAGATGCCGCGCGGCCTCAGACAGCCGAGGCGTCGAAGGCTTCGTCTGGGACTGGGCCACGGCGACTGCTGCCCTCCTGCTGATCACGGGCGTCGATCGCTTCGATGTCCCGAGCGATGTCCATCAGCCGCTTCGTCAACGACGCCAGATCCCGTGCCGGCGTCCCCGAGTCCTCCACCGCCGCAGCCACCCGAGCCCGCATCGCCACCAGCAGCTCACGGGTGGTGCCGTGCTCGGCCGCAGCCGTCACCGACCGCGACCCGCTCAGAGGCGCGTCAACGTCACTCACAGCGCGCAAGGGCTTGCGGGACACGAGGCACCTCCTGGGGCGTCAGCGGGGCACACAGGGCACGCACGGCTTACCTGAGAGCCAGGGAGCCTTGGAAAAGTACCGGGGAGGGACGCTACGTATGCCGAGGACCGGCCCCCCAGGGGGTGGGGCGGGGCCCTCCCCCTGGGGTGTGACGGTTGGTGACGGTCGCGCTCACGCTAGGGAGCCGCTGCGTCGGAGTGCGAGGGACTCTACAGCAGTGCGGACGTCGCCTGGTTCGTACTCGTGCCACCACTTTCGCGCGCCGGCGATCTGGTAGCCGATGGGTGGTTCGGTTCGCCTGCGTTGCCTGATGCGCTCGATGCAGACGGGCAACGGGGTGTCCAGTACGACGACTTCAGTTGCGCCACACAGCGAGGCTGCTTTCTGCCTGGCGCTGAGTGATGCGGCGGTGCGGATGACGACGGCTCTGGCTGCTGGGTTCTCCCTGAGTAGCCGGAGGTTGGCAGTGAACAGGCCGTTGTTGCCGTTCCACTTTTCGTCGTCGAGGTCGTACACCTCGAGGCCGTAGGTGTGGGCGAGTGTGGTTTTGCCGGCCCCTGGTGGGCCTGCGATGAGGATGACCTTGCGGTTGCTGTCCGCTGGTAGGCGGTCGCCCTTGATGCGGTTGCAGTGGGGTGGTACGTCGTGGTGCGCGGGCCGGAGGTTGCTGGGGTGTTCGGTGCCGCCGCGGGTTAGTGGGATGACGTGGTCGATTGCGTCGGCACCGGGGTTGCCGCAGATCCAGCAGATGTCAGAGACGGCAAGGATGCGCTTGTTGCGGGCTTGCCTGGTAGCCCCGCTGATGCGCTTGACGGTCACTGTTGGTAGGCGGGCCAGGCGTCGAGCAGGTCGTTGAGGGTGGCTTCGCACAGCGCCTGGTACGCGACGGTGTCGGCGTTGGGGCTGCGCTGTGCTGCGACGCGTGCGGCCTGAACGTCTTCCCAGGCGTAGGTGATGGCTTGTTCGATGGTGATCTCGGTGATGGTCACGGATCGCCTCTCAGCCATGCCACTAGTGCGCCAAGAACGGAACCTACGGCGATGCAGGCGACGAGGACGCGCGTCTCGAAGGTGTGTGTTGGCGCGTTCGGCTGCATGGCCGTGGCTCCTGCTTTGTGGGCCGGTAGCGGGGGACAGGTCCACGTTCCGGACCTTGCCGGGTGCCTGTTTCCTCGTCAGCGGCGCTGTGGTGGGCGACGCTCCCGCTACCGGCGGGGGCAACCTACACCGGAGTTAGCTCCGGGTCGGCGGCCAATTTGTTGTGGTCCCGGAGATTGGTGCCGGGTCAGCCGCCGCGTCTTGCCCCATGGTCTTCCCCACCGTGGGCCCTCAAGCGGCTGAGGGTTCCGCTCCGTATCGGACGGAGCTGGTCTGTGTGGGCGGTATGTAGAGACGCTACCGCGCGACGGCCCCGATTACACACGGCTAGTGGCCGGTTGTCAACGTGGGGTCACGCTGTGCTACATGAGCGTCGTGGGCTTGAGCAGCTCGGAGCCGCGCGCCTTGCAGACCTGGCACATGCCGTTGCGGCGGCGGTCGATCGGGTGAAGGCATTGCATCGGCTGGTCGGTCATGCCTGGACCTTTTCGAAGACGTGGGGGTCGTAGTGGCCTTGGACGGCGGTGTGTCGGCGTCGGTGTGCGGTGGTGCGGACGTTGGCGATGCTGCTGCTGTAGCCCTGGTTGACGAGCTCTTGTGCGGTGAGCATGGGGCGTCCGTCGTGGGTGTGGGGGCGTGCTGCTTCGAGTTTGGCTTGTTCGAGGGCGTGGTGGAGGAGGGCGAGTTGTGCGCCGTCCCAGGTTTGGTGGCAGCGTGCGCAGGTTGCGTGGCCGTGGGCGTCGTCGATCCAGATGGGTCCGCCGCAGATGAGGCCGTCGACGGGTAGGTAGCAGCGGCCTTGGGGTCGGTCGTCTTCGGTGCCGTTGGTGCGCTTGAGCTGGTTGAGGAGTGCGCGCATTTCGGCGTAGAAGTCGCGGGCGTAGTGCTGGCCGGCGATCCAGTCGAGGCTGCGGGTGAGGGTGTCGCGTTCGCCGGTGATGGTGATGGCGGTGGGGCGGTTGAAGCCGCGTTCTGCGCGGATGTGGTGTGCCCAGGTGTGGAGGGTGTTGAGGACGCTGGCGGTGTCGTCGTAGGCGAGTGGGTCGTTGGTTCCGGGGGTCGCGCTGCGGGGGTCGGTGGCGACGATCGCATCGAGGACGGCGGGCGACCTGTGGGAGGCGAGGGAGCCGGAGCGTCCGGTCTTGGCTGCGAACGACGGCACGGCACTGAGCACGGAGGCCTGGTCCTCAATGTCTCGCAATGTCGCGGACAGACGCTCTAGATGGCCACCGCACAGGTAGCCCTGCTCGGCTGGGTGGGCGTTGGTGCCGATGGCGCAGTTCACGCGGGCTCCTTGGGTGAGGTGGTGGGTGGCTTCGTCGGCGAGGACGCGGGCGAACGCGGCCAGCGAGCTCCAGTAGATGGACATCAGCGGCGGATGAGGTCTCGGGCGGCGAGGGCGGCGCAGATGGTGATGCCGGTGGTGGCGTAGATGGTGAGTGCGGGGATGACGGTGGCGACGCGGACCTTGTCGGGGAGGAACTGCAGCGTGAGCGTCCTGATCACGAGGTCGGTCACTGGCCGGCCTGTGGGGTGACGTCTTCGCACATCAAGTCGATGCCGGCTCGCAAGCCGCGCCCGTACACCTCTGCGTAGGGGCAGTCGCGGGTGGTCCAGCGGTGAGGGATGACGCGGTAGAGCCGTAGCGGTGTGCCGTAGGCGAGGCGTCCCCAGATGGTCAGGTGGGCGGAGTGGAGGTGCGGGTCGGTGCAGGGGGTCATCGGGGCTTCCTGTGTCGGCCGTAGGCGGTGGCGCCGTGTGTGGTGGGTTGGGGCTGGGTGTGGACCCGTCCGACGCCTTCAGCGCCGTTTTGCGGGGTCAGGATGATGGGGTTGGTGTCATCTGGCCGGTAGTCGGTGGCCGGGGCGTCCAGGCGGCTCTCAGGGCGATGCAGGACGTCGTGGACTTGCTGGCACCACGCGATCGCGTCGTCGGCGAGGTCGAGGGCGTCGTTGGCGGTGTGCTCGGCCTCCTGCGCGCGTTGCAGGGCTCGGCCACGGTCGATGACGGTCCACAGCCCGTACACGTACAGGGGTGCGGCGATCGCGGCGGTCTGTGCCCAGGTGGGTCCGTCGGTGAGGAGCCAGTTCACTAGCAGCGGTCCACGTCGATGCCGGCGGCTCGGGCTGATCGGCGCATGGCTTCCTCGGCCTGGTCCTGTTCCTGCCAGCTCTGGAAGGGCTCGATGGGCTGGGTGGCCCAGACGGCGCGGATGTCGTGGTCGATGCGGTTGCGGAGGTCGGTGAGGACGCGTTCGGGGCGGAACGGGTCGAAGCGGTCGATAACGCGCTGTTCGTCCGCGGTGGGCTCAGGTGCGGGTTCGCGGGTCATCTTGGTCCTCCGGTGAGGGTGACTTGGGTGAGGTGTTCTCCGTAGGCGCCGGCTGCGTCGATGTGGCGGGGGAACCATTCGCGGGCTTGCCAGGAGCAGGAGCAGGCGGGGAGGTGTCCGTGGCCTGCCGCGTGGTGGAGGGTGAGCCGGTGCCGTAGCTCAGGCATCTACGCAATCCCCCACGCAGTAGTGGCTGCAGTCCGGGAGGTGGTCCGTTTCGACTGCGGCTGACTGCTCGTCAGCCGCGTCGGTGAGGTAGGCGTTGATGCAGTCGGTGGTGTGGGCGTTGGTTTCGTGGCAGTGGGGGCAGGTCACGGCTGGGTCTCCCTGAGGGCGGTGGCGCGGGCTTGGACCCACGCTTGTTCGCGGTCGTTCATGAGCCCGTTGGCGACGCTGTCGAGTTCGTCGGCGATGAGGGCGCGCACAACAGGCAGCAGGTAGTGGGCGAGGTCGGTGGCGTTGAGTTCCTGCATCGCCCAGTACGCCGGCTTGACGCGGAGGACGTCGGCGATTTGCTGCCACGCCTGGTCGTCGTTCACGGGGTCTCCTCGGTGGGCTTCTTGCGGCGCTCTTTCACGGCTCTCACGGCGGCTTCGGTTTGCTGCAGTGCCAACCTGCGGATGCCGGGGGATGAGGTTTCGGTCCAGGGTTCGCGGGGGGTTTCGTCGAGCTCGGCGTACCGGTCCCGGGTCACGACGCAGTCCAGGTGGTGCCGCCCGTGAACGCGACCCCGCGCTGTTCGACGCAGCTGTGACGCTCCAGCGTCTTGAGGGCCGCGCGGACGGTGCCCGGCGACAGGTGCAGGTCTGCGGCAATCTCTGCGACCGTGAGCGGCATGTTCGGGTCCCGCAACAGGTAGCGGTGGATTGCTCGCTGTCGGTCGGTGAGCGTCTTCACGGCTGCTCCCTGGCTGGGTGGGGTGGGTTGCGTCAACGGTACGCATACCTACGCGCTCTGGCTATACGCGGCCCGGCGCGTCGCAGAACATCACGACACCTTCCGCTCGGATTCGCAGCATCGGCAGTTGTGGGCGAGCTCCCCCACGTGGAGGTAGCAGTGGGCGACGGTGCGCAGCCTCGCGCGCGCGTTACCTACTAGAGATTGATTCTCAGATGAAGGAAGACCAGGTGCGGGAACGGGAACGGGAACCGTAACGGGAACGGTGGGATGGCCCCATCCCATGCCCTCATCCCATGGCGCCATCCCATGACCCGGGTCCGGCGGCGCGTCGCACAGCAGCGACACGACCTCGTCCAGGTGCTTCTGCTCTAGCTGTGCTTCCTCGACGGCCTTGGCGTTCCGCGGCGTCGGCTCGGGCACGACGACCTTGGGCAGCTTCGCGAGCTCCTGGCCCAGCGCCGACCGGATGCGAGGGCTCTCGGCCCGCTCAGCCTGGTTCAGCGCCGTCCGTAGCAGCCGGACGTGCTTGTAGTTCTCGCCGTTACGGATGAACGTGCGGACCAGCACCTCCGACGTCTCCTCGTCGACCACGAGGAATGAGCCGGCGTCGAGCTCAGCGAGCGACGCCATGACGTTGTCGACCGAGGCATTGCGAGCCAGCTTGGCCCAGCGTCGCGGCCGGAGCGGGATGAGACCCGACGGGCCGATGTCCTCCTGGGACAGCAGCAGCATGTAGAGGTGCTGCGCCTCGACCGACAGCGCCGTCCACTCGTCGTCGACCCAGATGCGGAGCTGGACCTGGGCGAAGTTGCGGGCCATCAGCCGCGCTCCTCGATGACCTTGAGCAGCCACGCGTAGGCGATGGTCTGCGCCTGTTCGGTGACGAAGCAGGCACCCTCGACCTCGCGGCAGCCGTCGCAAGCTACGGGGGGCTCGTGCAGGTATCCGATGGTGTCCAGCAGCGCGCCGACTTCCTGAGTGAAACCGTCGGGGCTGGCGGTCATCATCTGGGCCACGCCGCGCAGGGTGGGCTTGGGGGAGCCGTTGGGTGGCATAATGCTCACCGAAGGCCCTCCTTCCTGTAGGTGAAGACAGAAGGCGGGTCAAGAGGCCGTCGGGTGCGCCAACACCTGGCGGCCTCGCTATTTGCGCCTCCCATCTTACCGCAAGCCACCGACCGGTTGCCGGTTGTCACGCGACCCGCCTGTGCTTGCGGAGGCCCGCGTTGTTCTGGACTCGGGCTAGTTCGCCGCGGGACACCATGTTGCGTTCGGCGTAGAGGGCGGCGTAGAGCTCGGCGTCTTCGGGGGCTAGGTGGCTGAGGTCGCCTAGGTTGATGCGACGGTGATCCCTCATGCCGCAGTCCTCTTACTGCCGCGGCTGCTTTCGTGCGATGCGTGGACGCGTAGCACGACGTCGTGCCGCAGGAGGGCCACAGCCAACGCGGTGCGGTCGGGCATGCTGGTGGCGGTGAGGACCCGGTTGATGCGCGCTTGGGCAGCCGTGTAGCTGATCCCCAGCCTGCGGGCGATGGTGTGGTTATCAGCGCCGTCCCGCAGCAGCTGCTCAACCGCTGCGGCGTCCGGTCGGGCGATGGTGGCGACCACAGGTCGGCCGGGGTTGAGATCCATCAAGAGGACGGTCACGCGACACCATCGAACAAGTCTCGGGACGCGAGCCGAGTCGCGGCGATCTCGCAGTACCGTTCCTCGATCTCGACGCCGACTGCCTTGCGGCCAAGCTGGCGAGCGGCGAGAAGGGTGGTTCCGCTGCCCGCGTACGGGTCAAGGACGCATGTACCGGCGGAGGGGCGGAGCAACTCGGCCATGAGTTCGACCGGCTTCTGCGCGGAGTGAACTTTACCGCCGTCGAATGTGGGCCGTAGGCGGATAAGGTCTCGGGCGCTTTTGCTGGCGAACTCGGGTGCCTGCTGCGTCCAGGCGTAGACGATGAACTCGGTTTGCTTGCGGTACCGGGCGCCCATCCCGAGGGCGTCTTTGTCCCAGACGATTGACTGGACCGACGGGTACCGGCGGAACATGACGGGAACGGTGGCGGCGTAGCCGAGGTGGTCTGTGAACCAGTAGACCTCGTGTCCTTCGATGAGGGGTGCGCCAGTGAGGGTGGCTTCCACCATGAACGCTACGAGGGACATGTCTCCCCAGTTGCCCCCCCATTTGGCTTTGGCGCGGCCGGTAGTGACTGTGGCAGCGGCAGAGGCGTACGGGGGGTCCGTCATCAGCACGTCGCACGTACGAGGCAGGTCGGCCATTACTTCGCGGCAGTCCCCGTGATAGAGGGTGACGGCGTCGTCCTGGTAGTACGGAAGGGTCACAGTGCTCTCACTTCGATGGTGACGGCGCCGGTGCAGACGAGTGCGGCGGCGTGAGCGCGGTTGCGGGCCCCCATGTACCGGTACAGGCGCTTTACGTAGGTCTTGACGGAGTCGATGGTGAGGTAGTGGTCGGCGGCGATTTGGGCGTCGGTCTGGCCGATGCAGATGCCGTCGAGGATCTGCGCAACGCGCGGGGACAGGGTGATGGTGCGGGCCTCGAACGTGGGTGGCGTCCAGGGGCCTGGGGCGCGCTTGGGTGCGGGGGGTTCGGGTGCGACGGCCAGTGGTGGGGTGACGCGGCGGGCGATCGGGAGGTGCTTCCCGGAACGCCAGCGGGTGACCTGCCGATCGGTGACGCCGAGGGTCTCGGCAATGACCCGGGCGGACAGCTGGCGGGCCTCGAGGATCTGCCAGGCGGCGCGCATCTCGTCGCGGGTCAGGTTGACCGTCTTGTCGCCGCGGACTGCGAGGGCTACGGCGACGTCGTCGATGTCGAGCTCGAACGCGGCGGTCACTGTGCGACCTTCTGGCGGGCGCGGCGGGCGGCGGTCCATTCGCGGTCGGCGGTGCGCTTGGCGTCGCGGCAGGCGTCGCACGCGGCGCCGTGCTCCTTCATCTCGCGGCGGTAACCGAACGCGGTGCCGTGGACGTACTGGTGCTCCGTCTTGGCGGGGCGGCCGTGGCGCTTGACGGCGGCCTGAGCTTCGCGGCAGGGGTCGCACATGGGGATGCCGTAGCGGGAGTGGGCGCGGTAGCCGCCGGTTGTGCCGTGGTTGATCGGCCGCGGGGGCTTGCGCTTGGTGGCCTTGGGTGGCACGACCACCGGGGGGAGCTCGCGCAACGCCTGGGGCGCGGTGGAGACGGCCGGCCGCACCGTCATCGGGATCGTCAGCCGGTCGGACGACGCGGAGTGCATGAGGACGGGGACGTTGTGGGGTTCGTCGTCGTCGGGGAGCAGCTGCCCGCGGTCGTCCACCAACCCGAGCATGCCCAGGAGGCGGCGGAGGTCGGCGGCGTCGGTGGCCTGTTCGGCGATGCGGGTCGCGGCGGCAGCGTTCTTCGACAGGACGGCGGTCACTTGCGGTGCTCCTTGAGGCTAGACGGGCACTTGCATGAGCGGCACGTGATGCCGTGCCAGCGGGACGTGGCGCAGTACGGCTTGCAGTAGCCGCAGCGGTCCTCCGCGGACATGGCGCGCCGCTGCCGGTCAATCGACCATTCGAGCAGGAAGTCGGTCGTGAGCTCGCCGCTCATGCGACACCGCCAAACAGGTCGACCTGAGAGAGGCGGGCCGCGATGGTCTCGCAGTGGCGTTCGTCGACTTCGACGCCGATCCAGGTGTGGCCGAGGGCTGTTGCGGCGACGGCGGATGAGCCTGAGCCGGCGAACGGGTCGACCACGGTTCCGGGGGTGATTCGGCGCAGGATGTGCTCCCACAGCAGCGGGGGCTTCTCGTAAGGGTGGCAGCGGCGCGCGGGCGGGTTGGCTTCAATGACGTTGGGGATGGCGGCGCGGTCGATGGCGTCGGGTGCGCCGTTGGAGGTGATGAGCACTGGGTCCCAGGCGCCGCGGAACAGGCCGCCGGTGCCGACGGTGGTGCGGGTCCAGGCGACGCAGGTGGCGAGGCGCAGGCCGGTGAGGGTGACGAGGTAGGACACGTCGGGGACGCGGCGCCAGTCGCATAGGAAGGCGCCGATGCCTCCGTCGCGGAGGATGCGGCGGGTGTGCGCGGCCGTTTCGGACAGCAGTCGCATGGGCGCGCCGGAGGTGCCGGCGGCGCCGTCGTCTCGGCCTCGGACGGCGTTGGGGACCATAGAGTACGGGGGGTCGAGGATCATCGCGGTCGCGGACGCGTCGTCGATGCTGGGCAGGATCTCGAGTGCGTCGCCGTGGTAGAGGGTGACTGCGCCGTCCTGGTAGTAGGGGGCGCTCATGATGCGGCCCGGCGGTTGTTGCGGCGCCACTGGTGACGTTCTTCGGCCGTCAACCCGCCCCACACGCCGTGATCCTTACGGGCCAGGGCGTAGTCGAGGCAGCGTGCGATCTCAGGACAGCCGGCGCAGATGCGCTTGGCCCGCGCGGCGACCCGATCCCCGTGAGGAGTGCCCGTCTCGCTGAACCACAGTTCGGGGTCGTGACCGGAGCCAGGTCGGCAGGCCGCGCGATTTTCGTAGTTGGGGGCGTTCATTTGGGGCTCCGGGTGCAGGTGCAGCCGGACGCGGCGACGCATCCGTGCTGGTCGTGGATGTGGATGGTGTGTGGGCAGGCTGGGCACATCGGCGGCTCAGTCACCCCACGGACCATACGCATACCTACACACCGCGTCTATACGTGGCCCGGTGTGTCGCTCAGTAGTTGGACGGTCGCGCACCGCTCACCGGTACACGTCCCAGCCACGCTCGCTCGTCATCCACACCGACAGGGACTCCCCCAGCACCGTCCGAACGTCGATCAACGGCCTGCCGTACTTCTCAAAGCCCCACTGGACCGCCAGCAGCGCGCCGGGGTTCCAGTACAGGTCCAGCCACTGCTGTGCGTCCGCGCGCGCCCTGGGGCCGTTCACCGGGTCCGCGTTCGGCCCGGAAATCTCGGGGCACTTGAGCCACGTCGCCCGGCACAGCTTCGGCTTGCTGTCGCGGCGGATGTTGCACAGCCCGGCCTCATCGGTGAACTCCACCCGCTCGCGCACCAGGTAGATGGAGTCACCGTCGCGGGCCTTGGGCGGGGCGATGATCTGCCAGGTGATCGGGGCGACGCTCACGCTGCCTGCTTCCCGGGCCAGCGGACCTTGTCGAGGACGTCGACCTGTGCGGCGGGGAGCTTCACGGCGGGCTCGCCGAGGTGCTGCAACCCGGCGGCGCGGAGCCACCAGGCGTCCACTTGGTTGTCGTCGCGGAGGTCGAGGCCGGTGCGCTTGTAGAGCTCCATCCGCATGTCGGTCTTCATGGCGTTGCCGCGGCCGGTGGCGTACCGCTTGAGCACCGCAGGGACGACGGCGGTGTAGGGCACGCCGGCATTGACCAGGGCCAGCCGCACGACGCCCTGGGAACGGCCGGTGAGCCCCGCGGACTTGGCGTGCGTCGGCAGATCCTCGAGCACCACGAGATCCGCGTCCACGATGGCCTCAGCCACCGCATCGGCCAGCCGCGCCAGCCGCAGGTCCCCGAGCTTCGAGTCGCCACCGACGGTGCTCAGGGCGCCGTCAGCGTGCGCGATGCCCGTCGCCGACAGGCTGGGGTCGATGCCGACCACCCTCACTGGGCGCTCACGGTGGCCCAGTGCGACGCGGAGTAGGCGAGGAGGATGTACGCCTCCTCGTCGTAGAACACCAGCGTGCCGCCCGAGGCGATCTCCATGTTGTAGGCCGTCACCTCGTCAGTGGTGCCGTCCCACTTCTCGACCGTCCAGTGCCGCTCCGGCGCGATGGGCTGCTCAGGAACCTCGGGCCGCTGCTTCTTACCCACGTCAGTTCTCCGTCCCGGGGATCTTGGCGGTCTCGGGCCACGAGCCGTCAGCCGGCTGCTGGTCGGTGGCCGGCGCGGGCGTGGCGAGCTGCTTGATGACGTCGTCGGCCTCGGCGCGGGTCAGGCTGGCCGTGGACTCCACATCCCGGCCGACCGCCTGGCTGACCATGGCGAGGCTGGTGTCCTTGTCGGTGACGCCCTGCTCGCGCAACAGCTCGGCGATGCGGTTGCGCTGCTCCCGAGTGGCCGTGTCCGCGACGGGTTCCGTCACGGCCGGAAGAGGCTTGACGGTGAAGACCTTGCTCTTGCCGCGCTTGACGAGGAGAGGCACCTGCTTGGGCTTGTCGAGGTGGGACAGCGCGCGGATCCGCGTCCCACCGACGGCAGCCCCGCCGAACTCCACGTCGGGGTCGCAGTAGAGAGTGACGCGGCGGCCGACGTAGGTGGCCGCGTCAGGGCCCCAGCACGCCATGAGCACCCGTCGCATCGACAGGTTCGGGCGCCACGGTCGAGGGAACTCGGCGAGGTGGAAGTTGAACGGCTGCTCGTCGTTGTTCCGGGTGACGCGCGCGATCGTGAATGTGCGGTCGCCTCCCAGGAGGTCAACGGCGTCGAGCTGGTCACTCTTGGGCGCGATGGTCCCGCTCATGTCGAGGTCGGTCACGTCAGCCGTCCTTTCGTCGGATCGGATACCGGAGGTAGACGACTTCGCCGAGGCCGCAGCACTGGCCGCACGTCTGGTCATCTGGGTAGGAGCCGGTGCCGTTGCACAAGACGCAGAAGGCCAACGCGGTCTTGCGTGTCCCCCAGCGCGGGCAGCCGACGACGTGCGGCTCGTTGCGCATGTCGTGGCAGACAGTCATCCGCTCCAGCTCTGTGCAGGTGCACTCGGCCACGTCAGATCACCATGTCCAGGTCGAGGATGCGTTCGGTTGTGGGTAGGTCGGTAACTGCAGTCGCGTAGTCGGCGACCATCTGGGCGGCGACCCGCTCGAACTGCTCGACGGCGGTCACAATCGCGTCGAACCACCGCTGATCCGGGTAGACCCTCTTGCGAAACATCGGCATCCCGCCCGAGTAGGACAGGTAGTCCAGCCAGTCGCGGCCGGTGACCAGCAGCCCGGCTTGGATCTGTGCCATGTGGTACGACGGGACCTCGTCGTTGAGGATCGTGCGGAGGTGCGTCTTCGCCCGCGGCGACTTCACCTCGATCAGCCCGTCGTCACCGACCAGGCCATCTGGGCTGTAGCCGAGCTTCCACGTCGGCTCGGTGCGCACCATGAACCCGGTCTCGGAGACGGGGGCGTACGTCTCGCTGTACAGGTTGCGGGCGAGCGGCTCGTCGAACTGGCCGCGCGCCATGTCGGCGTTGACGTAAACCGGGTCGACAAACCCGGTGATGCGTTCGGCGACCAGGAGGAAGGTGAGGGCGCGGGACTCGTCGTTGCTGGCCGGCTTGATGGTCTTCGGCGTGACCAGCTGCCCGACGACCGATGCCGTCACCAGGCCGCAGCGCGCGGCCAACCACTCCTCCGAGCCCTGCTCTAGGTCGGGGAACTCGACGAGGGTCACGGGCTGGGCTCCTTCTTCTTGCCGGCGGGGTGGCGTGCGATGGCGGCGGCGAGCTCGACCGTCTCGGGGCGATGCCTCATCGGGCGGTCGCCTCTCGCTTGAACCGGTCAAGGACGGTCCGCTGCTCATCGCGGCCCCACACCAGGAACTCGGCGTCGAACGGGTAGATGGCAACACCGGTAGTGGTGCAGACCCACATGCCGCCCTGAGTCGGGGAGACGCCCTGTAGCCAGCCGCGGTTACCGGGGTGCTGGACGATGCAACCGAGGTCGTCGTCGGACAGTTGGACGGCGCGCTTCGTAACGACGTCCTCGCCGTTGCGGCGGGCGCGAGGGGTGCGCGTCATCGGGCGGGGGCGGGGGCGGGGAGCACGGTCCACCAGCAGCAGCTACAAGTCGCGCGCCAGGTGCCGTTCACCCACAGCGGGGCAGCGTCGAGGACAACAGGGGCGGTCACTCGCCACCGTCCTTGACCGGCTCGAACGACCATGCGCCACCGATCTCGTCGATCAGATACCCCAGCGGCGTCTCGGCGTCATCCTCGTTGTCGATGACCGGAATCCGGTTCTTGATCGTGAGGTTCCCGGCGGACACGCCTGACGACTTATCCACGTTGTTGAGCGCCTCGCACATGGCGGCGATCTGCCGCAGCTGCTCGGGGTAGTAGTTCACGGGGTCTCCTCGTAGAAGGCTTCGCGGATGTCGTTGAAGAGCAGGTCGACCTCTTCGTCGGTGAGGTCGGTGGGCCACACCCCGAGCCAGTCCGCTTCGGTGTCGGGGTGGGCGAGCTGGGTGTCGCCCTGGTCGGCGAGGCGGGCTGCGAACGCGGCGAACACGATGACCGCCGCGGACCCCAGCGCCAGCACCGTGCCGATCACTGCAGGAACCCGCCGTCGGACATGACGATCAGGATCTGACCGAGGGGCTTGGTGGCCATCACGAACTGGTAAAGGACGACCGCCACACCGACGAGGCCGATGAGGGCGAGGGCGGCGCGCCAGGCGCGGGAGGTGGTGGTGCGGAACGCGCGAGCCCGCGACGTGCGGCGGGTGACCGTGGGCAGCATCCAGGGGAAGCCGATCTCGGCGGTGGGCGTCATCGGCGAACCGGGCACGGGCGGCTTCGGCAGGCCCAGGATTTCCGCCGTGTTCGTTCCCGGCGTCCAGTCGATGAAGGGGATGGTCGCGGTCATGGCGTAGGCTTCCTCTCGGTTGCGGCGTCTGCGTTCTCTTGTCGGGGGAGGCAGACGCCGTTGCTGTGTGCTGGGGGTTGGACACCCGCCGGGGTCGGGCTGAGCGATCCCGGCGGGGGAGTTCTAGGAGCGGTTCGCGCTCACACCCAGGTCATCGGCAGGGGCGTGGCCGGTGTTGACCCGAACGGCGAACTTTCGCAGCGCGGCGATGACGTCGTTGAGGACGTCAGCGGAGTCGCGGTCACGCACGTGCCGGAAGCCCTTGTCGCGGGAGTCCGCGATGGCGTCGGCCACCAGCTGAAAAGCGTCGTCGTCGTGCGCGAGGATCTCGGCGAACTCGTCGAACACGCGCCGGTGGTGCGCCTCGGCAAGTTCGTCGGGGGACGCGAACGCGGGGCCCAGGTGGGCGCTCACTGGTCGGTCGCCGGCTGCGCGTCGAGGACGTCCTGGCGGCGGTAGCGCCGCTGCCCGCCGAGGGTGCGCGAGGTGGGCACGAGGATCCCGTCGGCATCCCAACGACGGACTGTCGCGACGTGAACGCCGAAGTGTCGTGCGACCTCGCCGACACTCATCAGTCGGTCATCGGCGGTACGTGACTGCACGTGGTCGCCCCCCTCGTTCTCAGTGAGCTTCACGGGGAGTGACCATACGCATACGCACGCGATCTCACACATCCTGCGACCGCGTGTCGTGGCTTGTTGCGTAAGGATGCGTAGGGATGGGACGGTGGACGTGTGCCTCCCACTTCCCGCTGGACTCCCTCATGGTCGTTTTCGGACCGTCTGAGGAAAGTCCGCCGCGAGCTCGGCTGGAGCCAAGACGAGCTCGCCGAAGCCCTCAACGTGTCCAGCTCGACCGTCGCCAGCTGGGAGGTAGGCCGCAATCGCCCCGATGACCCCGTCTATCTGGCCATGAAGCTCGAGGTCATCACCGGGGTCCCGGCGTCGTGGCTGCTCGGTGTGGACCAGCACACCGTCGAGATGGACGAGGTCGCTCCACCCACCAGGCCCATGCCCGCGGTGCGTCCACCGCAGTTCACCGATGGCACGCGACGCGCCGTCTGATTCCGCGTGTCGTGTATTGACACGTGTATTGACAGGGCTTACGGTCATCCCATGACGCAGACGAGCACCGCCGCCCACACGATCACCTACGTGACCTACTCGAACGGTGCTCCGGCCAAGGGCCGCCGGTACTCGTGCTCTTGCGGCTCCCTCGGCGCCCGCATGGCCTTTTTCCCGACGGACCGCGCCAGCAGGGCCAAGGCGCAGGCCAAGGCGGAGAAGGACGCCGCCGCACACCTCGCCGGGGAGCGCTGACCGGCACTGACCCTGATGAGGGGCCGCCACTCCGGGCGGCCCCTCACCGACCTTCTGGAGGCTTCCCCGTGACCCGCACTGAACTCCTCGCCGCAGACCCCGCCACTCTTTCCCCGCGTGACCTGGCCTGGCGGCAGTACTTCCTCGACCACCCAAAGGTACTGGCCTGCTGGAACCACCAAAACGGCGAGCGCTGGCCCGTCGGATACAAGCCGCAAGGCGAGCCCGCGGAGGCACTGTCAGAGGGACCGTGGCGAAGTGAGTGACCCCGATCTGCGCGAGGCGGTCGGGCGGTGGCTGTTCGACAACGAGTACGAATGTCGGCGCAGCCCCGACCCGAAGCGGTGGGGACGTTGCGTACAGGAGCCGTACCTTGCGCGCGCCGACGAGCTCCTGGCCCTGATCGAGGGCCGGAACCGGGAGGCGACCTGATGCCTAACCCCACCCACACGCCGCCGCGGTCCGTCCGGGTCGACGGAAGGCTGTGGCGCGCCGCCCGACTCAAGGCCCACGACGAAGGGCGCACCGTCACCGACGTCATCACCGAAGCGCTCCGCCGCTACGTCCTCACCCCGACGGGTGGGGTCGACTCAACCCCTGCCCCCGACGTGTCGAAGAAGGGTGCATGAACGCGATTCGCCGCCTGTGTGGCCGCCCCGCCCTAGCGCCGCGCCGCCGCAACCCCCTCGTCCTGCACATGACCAACTCCGTCTCCATCGAGGACGGCCGCTTCTACCGGAGGTGCCTGATGCGCTTCCCCGACGGAACGGAACGCATGATGCGCGTCAACGAAGACCTCCTCGTCGCTGCGGGCCTGCTCGGGGGCGACCAGTGACCGGCACCTGCCCCTGCTGCGGCGGCGTGATCGGCGACGGCGACCGCGTCACTTACGGGTTGTGCGGCTCTTGTCGAGGCCGAGGCATCAGGTTGAGCGGCGGCGTCCTGGATCTGGCCGGCGCCGAACTGCGCCGCGGCCGGGCAAGGATCCGACGGTGATCCCGCTGTTGGGCGGCTGGTCCGGATGGTGCGACCGCTGCCAACACCCCCTGAGCCTGTGCGAGTGCTTGAACGTCCCAGCGCGACACTGCCCCGCCTGCAAGAGCGCCAACGGAACACACGGACGCGAGGCGCGCTCCGGCCAGCTCTGCCCGAACGCCAAGGAAGGCAACCAGTGACCACCGAGACGATCGCCACGACCGACGTCCGCAGGCAGCAGGCCGAGGGGCGCCTGCTGGTCATCCGCAACGCCCTCGAGGTCGCCGACGACGCTCTCGTTCAGGCGTACGCCGAGCGGGACTGGGAGGTGTTCGGGTACACGTCGTGGGGCGAATACGTCGCCGAGATGCTGCCGCACCTGCGCATGATCAAGGCGCTGCCGGTGGACGAGCGCGCGGAGAAGTGGGCCGAGCAGGTCCGTGCGGGCCTGTCGCAGGCTGCCGTGGCCGAGGGCGCGGGCGTGGGCAAGGCGACCGTCTCGCGTGCACTCAAGGGCAAGGAGCTGCCGGACAACGCGACCGGCCTCGACGGCAAGGTGCGTTCCACCCGGCCAACCGTTCCATCGCGGAACGGTTCCCCCGCTCCGAAGCTGTCTGGGGCGGCTCAGGTGCGCGCTGCGCTGGTGAAGGCCGGCGCTGCGGGTGTCACCACCCCGGAGCTCGTGAGCCGGCTGCGGCTGCACTGGGGCGTCGTGTCCGGGGAGCTGTCCCGGTGCACCGACAACGGGCGGGCACTGCTGCCCACCACGACCCGCGACGGGTACGCCGTCTACGTGGCGGTGACCGCGTGACCGACACCCCGCGTGACGCGACTGCAGCCCACGTCCGTTGCGTGCGCTGCAAGTCCGAGCGGCTATCGCTGATTGAGGTCTGCGAGGAGCTCAGCGTCTTCGACGATGGCGTGGTGTTGGTGGAAGGGCGGTTGTACGGCCTCGGTGACGGGTACGCCGAAGCCGGGTCGATCATCTCGCAACGGCTGCGCTGCCAGGCCTGCGACCACGACTGGAAGCCACGCCGCTCGGTTGGTGGCGCCTACAAGCACCTCGACCACGCTCCATAACGGGGAGCTCTGGAGTCCAGCCCCGCCGGCCACCTTGGTCGGCGGGGCTGCCTCGTGTCGTGGGAAGGGTGCGACTGTTCGTGTCAAACGGCAACTAGCCGTTAGCCTCCGTGCGTGCAGCCCTACTACGCCGACGAGTCCGTCACGCTCTACCACGGCGACAGCCGGGACGTGCTGCCACAGATCGCCTTGGGGAGCGTCGATGTTGTCCTGACCGACCCGCCGTTTTTCATGCCAGCGACGCACTACTCCAGCCGGACGCACTGGCAGCGCTCGTGGGGGGACACGTCGATCCTGGCCGCGTTCTGGTCGACCATCCTCGACGGAACGGTGCCCGCCCTAAAGCCCAGCGGGCACCTGCTGAGTTTCTGCAACGGCGACAGCTATCCCGTCTTCTACCCCGAGGCATACCGGCGCTTCGACGTCGTCCGCTCCCTCGTGTGGGACAAGGGCCGCATCGGCATGGGAGCCCCGTGGCGGGCGCAGCACGAACTGGTCCTAGCTGCCCGCTGGGAGGGCTACTACCGCAGCGACGCACGCGGCTGCCCCGACGTCCTCAAGCACTCCTCGGTCAACTCCAAGGCCCGCCTACACCCGGTCGACAAGCCGGTTGGGCTTCTCGCTGAGCTGCTGCTACCCGTCACGCCGCCTGGCGGCCTGGTGCTCGATCCGTTCATGGGCGGCGGCTCGACTCTGCTGGCCGCGAAGGCGTCCGGGCACCGCGCCATCGGCATCGAGACCGAAGAGCGGTACTGCGAGGTCGCCGCAACCCGGCTCGCTTCCCGAGATCTGTTCGACGGCGTGGCCTAGCCGGGTGCGACGGTGCGTGTCGGTAGGATCACGGTCCGTCCCCCGACATGAAGGAGAGTCCCTGTGCTCATCGCATCTGCCCGGCGCGCCGCTCGGGCCGCCGTCGTCACCGGAGTGCTCACGGCCGGCGTGGTCTTGGTGCCGGCTGCGGTCGGCACGTCTCAGGCGTCCGCGGAGCCGTCCCCGTCGATGCCGCGCTACCAGTGCATCTATCTGTACGCGCCGGGTGGGAACGTGGCGCGGTCCTGCGGGGTCTTCTGAGTGCCCGTACGCTCGCTGTGAGTAGGTGGCGCTGAGCAGCCGCGCCGCGAGTGAGGCCCCGTCGACCCGGTCCCCCTCCCGGTCGGCGGGGCCTCCTCATGTACGGGTACTGATCTTGCGTATGTATGCCTAGCGATCTTCAGGGATGCAACGTAGGGTTAACAGCGTGTACGGCCCTAGCCCCGGACCCCTCCTCCCCCACCTCCCCGAAGGCTCGACGCTGCTCACCCGCACCGTCACCTCCATCAACCTGTACGGAACGATCCTGCTGGCCGACGATCGCGTGATCGTCAGGCGCTACCCCGGCCGTCGGGCCGCGCGATGAGCGCCACCCACGAGCCCACGCGCGCCGAGGCTTCCGAGCTGATCCGCACCACCACCGACTGGATGCCCGGCTACCGGGTGGACGGCGTGCACGCCGCACAGATGGCCGTCTACCGCCGCGGGCAGGCGTTCGAGCGCCGCGAGTCCGCCGCGCTGGCGCATGAGGCCGCTGAGCGGTTCGCCGCCGAGGTCCGGTTCCTCATCAGCGTCCACGCCGCGGGGTTCGCCGGCAACGAAGCCGCCGAAGCGTTCGCCGCCGAGGTGGGGTTCCTGGCCGAGGCTCACGCTGTGGACTTCGCCGGGGTGATGGCAGCCCGCCACGAGAAGGACGCCGCGCACGACGCCCTTCCGTGGTACGAGCAGACCTCGGTCCTCAGCTAGCGGCGGCGGCCGGTACGGCGTGCAGCTTCCGTCCGTACCGGCTAGCCACCCGCGCGATCTCCGCATCGGACAGGTAGGCGATGCGAGCGCGCACGGGGTCCGGTTCGCCGTCCTCAACGACGTAGCAGACACCCTTGGTGTCGGTACTGATCTGGTCAGTGAGCGCGCCGCGATTACGCGCGCCTTGGCCAAGGATCATGTCCGCGTGCAGGTGGTCCGACGTACGGAACGCCACCCGCGCCTGGGAAAGGTCCCGCACCGTGCCCAGCACCTCCTTGTGGGGGAGCTGCGTGGCCGCCCACAGCCAGAACCCCAACGCCGCGCCCTGAGACTGAATCAGCCCGAGGGACTCGTCGAGACGCCTGGCGATCTTGGGGTCCTTGACCCACGCCGTCAGGGCCGCGATCTCATCAACGATGACGATGCGCGCAGGGGTCTTGGGCGTAAACTCCTCGATCTTGCGGGCCTTGCCCTGCAGCTCCGCCTTGCGCTGCTCCATGAGCTTGACGACGTGCTCGAGGAAGCGGGCGGCGTCCGCGGCTCGGCCGGTCTCGCAGTGCCCCTCCCACAGCGGCGCACCGGCGGACAGCTCGATTCCCTTTGGGTCGATCGCGACCACCTTGAGCGAGCCAGCGGCGATCAGCGGCGCAACCCCGGCCACCAGCGCCCAGATGAGGCTCGACTTGCCGGCCCGACTTTCCCCCGCAATCAGCAGGTGACGGTTGGCGGGCAGCAACAACGGCTTGCCGTCCTCCCGCATGCCGACCGGCACCCTTGCTAGGTCGACGTTTGAGGCGACTTTGAGGGGCGTGACAGCCGGTCGATTCCCCCAAAGTCGATCGAAGCTCACGACGGCCCTCAACGGGTCCACGACGCGGCACTTGAGTTCAACCTGATGGGACTTGCCGCGCACCGGGTAGGCGCGCACCGCCTCCACCCGGAACGACGACGCGAGCTGCTCGGCGGCCTTGGCCCAATGGGCGACGGTGTGCCCGTCCAGCATCGTCACCCGCACGATGTCAAAATGGGTGCCCGCGCGCACCCGGCCCAGGACGGGCTTCGCTTCGTAGCTCTTCTCCCTGTACGTCAGCCCGGCCCTGCGGGTGGCCGGCTGCCACCGTCTCCGGTAGACGCACGTCCGGCGCCGAAAACAGCGCAGGGGGCGCTGGATGTACCGAGCGAAGGTGGTGGGGGAACGTTCGGCCCACGCGCACGCCAGCAGCCAAGCCAGTTGTGCGGCCATACCAGCGGGCACGGCGACGGCCCACACGCCCCACACCGCCACGGCCACCAGCAGCCCCACACCGGCCGCGCTCTCAACGGCCAGCACCGGGTGCCGCCAGGTGAACCGCCCGGCCTTGTAGACGCTCCTGGCCGAGAACGCGCACACGATCACGACGGTCTTGGCTTTGCGCCACCAGCCCGGCCGGGGAACCTCGTCGAGGGTCTCGCCGATACCGGGCCGCGTCGACTTCCGGAACACCCCTACCCCGCCGCCAGGGCGCTGGGGCCGGTCCGGGGGGTCCTCGTCGTCCTCATCGCCGAACGCGTGGTGCAGAACAAAACTGGCGGCCTCGAGCTCAAGCACCGGGGCCCTTGCCGAACCAGCCGGAACGCTGCCACCGGATGCCCAACAGGATGCCGACCTGGCCGGCCATCCCGCCGACCGACACCCACCACACAACCTCGGGCGGGATGCTCACTGCGGGTCGAGCCGCTGAGCCCGCTCACGCAGGTCTGACGCGATGGTCCGGATGTTGGGCCGATCCCAGTAGGTGGCCGCGTCCCTGAGTGCCGTCGCCTGCGCCCGCCGCACCACCGGCAACAACGCGTCGGCGTGATGCGCCCAGAACTCGGCGTCGCTCATCGTGGGGTCGGGCTGGTACCCCGAGTCCGCTTCGGCCAGCGCTTCGGCTAGCGCCCGACGGATCTCGTCATCGCTCATCGGGCCGGTGGGTAGGCTCTGCTCAGCCATCTGGCGCCTGCTTCCTCAGGTTGCCGGTGGTCAGACCCGTCGTAGCGCGCACACGCTGCGGCGGGTCGTCTGCATCTTGGCACATTGCCGCGCTTCACGGACAGCGTCTGCCCGGCCGACACGGTCCGCGCCCCGGGTCGTGAGGGGCGTGCGCGCCGGCCTGTCCGGGTGGGCTCCGTGCGGCGTCGCGGGGCTCGCTGGTGGGTCTGCGGCGTCCGGTGCGAACACCGCCGCGGGCCCACCTGCTCACGCGCGCGCCCGCGACAACTTAGGTGACTTAACTGCCCCGACTGGCGTCGGGGCAGAGCGTAACCACCTTGTCAAGTATTCGCGCGCGAGGCTGTTGCCCGCGGCGGTGTTCGTGGCGGTCGACGTAGGGCCACCAGCGAGGGCCGCGACGCCGAACGGAGCCCACCCGGACAGGCCGGCGCGCACGACCACACCCCGGGCACGCACCCCTGCCGGCGAGCTCTGCGAGCCGCCACGCGCAGCCACCGGCTACTGGTCGGTTGCCGCTACCATCCGCAAGTGCCCGACTACGCCCTACACCACGGCGACTGCCTCGACGTCATGCGCCAGATGCCGGCCGAGTCGGTAGACGCGGTGATCACGTCCCCGCCGTACGCCGAGCAGCGGAAGGCCACGTACGGCGGCATTGCGGAAGCCGACTACCCGGCGTGGACCGTGGCATGGATGCGCGAGGCCCGACGCCTCCTCAAGCCCGACGGCTCCGTCGTCATCAACATCCGCCCCCACGTCCGCAACGGGCAGATCAGCGACTACACGCTGCGCACCCGCCTCGCCTTGCGCGAAGACGGCTGGGCCGAGATCGAGGAACTCATCTGGTTCAAGCGCTCCGGGCCGCCAGCGGGCAGGATCGACAGACCGAGGCGGACGTACGAATCCCTGCACTGGTTCGGAAGGCACGGCGACGTGTACGCCGACCCGAAGGCCAACGGAGAACCGGCGAGGCGCCCGACCAACCTCGACCTCGACGCACCCGTCGACTCCGCAGCGACCCGGCACGGATGGGGCCACGGCATCAGGGGGGCCCGATCCTCTATGCCTAGAGACGGCGCGGTCGCCAGGGTCCGCGACGTGGCAGAGGTGAACATCGGGCGCAAGCCCGAATGGGACCGAATCAACTGCCCCCACCCGGCCACCTACCCGCCGGCCCTGGCCGAGTGGGTCGCCAAGTTGGTGTGCCCGCCGGGCGGCACGGTCCTGGATCCATTCAACGGGTCGGCGTCCACCGGGGTCGCGGCGCTGCGCAACGGCTACCGCTACGTCGGCATTGACGCCGTAGCCGAGTACGTCGAGATGAGCCGCCGCCGCCTCGACGCGCTCACCACCGAGCCCACCCTGTTCGACGGCGTCGCCTGACCACTGGCTACTGGCTGATTGGCTTTCGTCTGCCGTGTCGGGTAGGGTGCGAGGAGACGTGGGATAGGTCTACTGTCCGGCGTCACAGCAAGGCCAGCTAATGCAAACGGGGTCTCCCGCCCTGGCAGGCATATGGGAGACCCCGGACCGCAGGCGCTGGGGAAGGGCCTAGTCAACACCAGCGCGGCGGTCTGCGGGATCAGTATGCCAGCAGCCGACGACAGGTGCCAAGCCCGATCCCAGCGCCCCGACACACAGGGGGCGCTATCGACACCGCGTAACCGCAACACGACTCGCAGTCAGAGGATCGCAACCTGGACCGCCGAGCGCCCGAGAGCCGAAGTGTGCGCCCCGCACCCTCGGCCATCCGCCGTCGCCCCGTGACGGTGGGCGGGACACAGCTCGGCAAGGTCCCACACCTTGCTCTAGGCGGTCTTCCAGACCGCTATCTGGGGGGCTAGGCCCCCCAGACCCCTGCGGCAAAGCCGCAGAAACCCCCTACCTCTAGACACAGCGTTTACGTAGTTCGGTACGTACTAGACGACAAGAGGGCGCGCGCGAGCGCCTGTGGACGAAGGGCGACAAACTGTGGAACTCGATCAGGTACGGCAGATCCTCACCAAGCTG